CCTACCGCATCGATTCCGTCACCGGGACGCTCGGCGAAGGCTGGACCTACCTGCATTGTATTAGCACCGAGGGGGCGAACTGATGCCTGATTTTGTCCTCGGCGCCAAGGGTCTGGAGCGGGTTCTTAAGCAGTTGCCCGAAGCCGTTGCCAAGAAGGTCGCGGTCAATGGACTGAAAGCCGGTGGCCGGGTGCTGGTCAAGGGGATGAAGCAGCGCGCCCCCCGGCGCACCGGGCAATTGGCGGACTCGCCCACGGTATCCAGTTCAAAGAAGTCGACCAAGGGCCAGGCTCATGCCGTGGTCGCGTTCAAGAAACCGGTTTCTCGCCGCGTCCACCTCACCGAGTTTGGCACCGAACATTCGCGCGCGGAGCCATTCATCCGCCCGACACTGGAGCAGGATGGCGCGGCCGCGATTAAAGCGATCGGCGAAAACATGGGCAAGGGCGTCGAGCGCGAAGCGCGCAAGCTGGTGGGCAAATGAGCGCGGAAGCGGCCCTGATCGCCGCCCTCGCTGCCGACAGCGGGGTTTCGGCCCTCGCCGGGACGCGCGTGTTCCTCAAGGGGGCGCGGCAGGGGGCTGAATACCCCTATCTCACCGTGCTCCGGGTCACCACACCGTCAGCGGTTGATCTGGATGGGCAGAGCGATCTCGACTGGCCTCTGATGCAAATCGAGGCGTGGGCCGAAACTGGCCCGGCGGCGATGGCCCTCGCGAACGCCGTTCGCACCGCCTTGCAGACCGGCGAACTTACGGCGGCGGGCCTAACCTTTTCTGCCACCTTCCGCGACCAGCGTGGGCCGGCTGCCGACGAAGAAACGCGCAAATTCCGCGCTGACGTGGACTTCAGCATCGTCCACGCCCGCTAAGAAATCAGGGCCACAAGCCTGATCCCCAGCCCGCCATTCCGGCGGGTTTTTTCATGCCCGAAAGGAACTGACTATGGCCCTCAAGAGCCAGACCTCCACCGTCCATATTTCCAATGAAGACGCCGACGCCACCGTGTTCGGTTCGGCCACCTTCGCCAAGGTCGGCGAAGTGACCAACATCGGCGCGCCCTCGGGCGAGGCTGCGGACATCGACACCACCCACCTGGAAAGCACTGCCAAGGAATACCTGACCGGCCTGCCCGACAACGGCAACATCGAGATCGCCATGAACGCGGTGTCGGGTGATGCCGGCCATGACGAACTGATTGCGGCCATGGACGCGCAGGAGCGCCGCTGGGTCAAGATCACCTGGTCGAACGGCGATGTCTGGTCGATCAAGGCGCTGGTCAAGAAGTACACCTGGAGCGCCGGGGTTGACGCCAAGATCGAGGCGGCCGCTTCGTTCCGTACCTCGGGTTCGTGGACCCGCGCATGAGCCTGAACCGCGACAAGATCCTCGGCTACACGGCCAAGCCCAAGGGCAAGGTGGATGTGGCCGAGTTTGGCGGCGAGGTGTGGATTGCGGAACTGACGGTTGATGAGGCCGACCAGTTCCGCATCCTGGGCACCGATGGCGTTCCGGCCAATGTTCGTCTGACCGTAATGGGCGCATGCGACGACAAAGGGGTGCGGCTGTTCTCGGATGAGGACATCCCGGCCCTGCGCAAACTTCCGGCGGCGGCGATGACCACGATTGCCAATGCGGTGCTGCGCCTCAATGGGGCCAGCAGCGAAGCGGCGGACGAGGCAAAAAACGGCTCAAGCGGGACGGAGGGAGACGCTTCCGCTTCCGCCTCGCCCTCGCCCTCGGCCGAACTGTAAGCGAACTGGAACAAACCTGTTCGGCAGCCGAGCTGACCGAATGGGCCGCGTTCTATTCGCTCGATCCGTGGGGTGAGCAACGGGCCGACATGCGCGCGGCGCAAATTGTCTGGGCCGCGCTCGCCCCACATAGCACAAGCCCCAAGATGCCGGCCGATTACATGATGTTCCCCGAGGATGCCTTGGCGATCCCCGAGGACGTGGACGGGCGGGAGCGGGACTGGATGTTACAGCTTAGTCGGACGGCGGGGTGAGCCGCTTGGCTTGGTCGGTGATCGCGTCAATGATGCATCCACCGACCAGGGCCACGGTTCCCTCCAGCACAGCCAGCGCGCCGAGCAGGATGCCGATCTGCTGATTGTGCATCAGTTGGAAGTTGGCGACTTCACCCGAGCCATCTGGGTTGACCGTCACGTCCATAGCGAACCCGCTGTAGATTAGCCACGCGCCGATCAGCCAACTGACGATCCCGATACCCTTCAAGAAATCAGCCATTCGGTCCTCCTGTTAGCGCGGGAGTGCCGGGACTTGTGGCGCAGAGTCAAGGATTAGCACAATGGCCCAAGTCGGCACGCTGACCGTTGACCTGATCGCGCAGACCGCGAGCTTCAACGCCAACATCGAAAAGGCAGCGGCTAACCTCAACAGCCAGACTGCGCGGATGAACAGGTCACTGAACAGCGTTCAGAAGAACCTGGCGGCGATGCGAGCTGAGGCGGAAGGTCTTGCGCTCGGTGTTGCGATCAAGGGCGCAGCCGAGTTCGTAAAGAAGCAGCTCGATATGGTTGGTGGCCTCGGCGAGGTCAGCCAGCAACTGGGCGTCACGACCAATGACCTCCAGACATACCGATACATCGGCTCGCAGGTTGGCATCGCGCAGGAGGATATGGACAAGGGCTTGTCCAAACTCTCCGTGTCGCTTGGTCAGGCTGCGTTGGGGGCCGACAAGCAGGCCAAGGTCTTTGCCGCGCTCGGCGTCAGCGTCCGCGATGCCAACGGCCATGTGAAAACCGCCGGGCAAGTTCTCCCTGAGATTGCGGACAAGCTGGCGGGAGTGACCGACCCAGCGCAGCGCGCGGCAGTCGAGGTCGCGCTGTTCGGCAAGGCTGGGCAGAAGCTGGACACCGTCCTGACCGAGGGCGGTAAAGGCATTGAAGAGTATTACAAGCGTGCCCAAGAACTCGGCTTGGTCCTTAGGGATGATGTGATCCAGCAGGCCGATGCGGCCTCAGACAAGATATCCGAACTCAACCAAGTGTTGAGTGTCAATATCGCAGGTTCCATCGCGCAAAACGCGCAGGCGATCTATGGACTGGCGAACGCGCTGGTCAAGGCGACCTCGGCCGCGATCGACTTCATCGGCAACTATCCGCGCCTCTCCGCCGCATTGGCGGGCGCTGCGGTGGGTGCGCGGTTTGGCGGGCCGGGTGCGGTGATCGGGGCCGGCGCTGGGTTCGTCGCAGGCGATCGCATCTCTGCTGCCTCTGCCGATTCTAACATGAACCTGCAATTCCGGGCGCGACAGTTGCAGTCGGCCAAGGACAACCGGGCCTCACTTCAACAAGCTGCCACCCGCTCGAAGGGCCTGCTGGGCGATCTGTTTACGTTCCGCAAGATCGAACCCGGCGTTCGAAATGGCGGAACTGCCCAAGGTGCGGACGCGGAGGTCAAGCGGCAGGTCAAACTCTGGAACCAGGCGGTGGCCTTTGCAAAAGCGGCCAAGACACCGCCGCCCACCCCCAGCGTGGAACTTCCCGACTTTCTCGGAAAAGGTGGCGGTGGAGGGGGCAGCAAGGTCAGAACCCCCAAGGTCGGAAAGGACCCGCTGGCGGATTCGGCCGAACGCTTCTCGATGCAGATGGACGAGATCAACGATAGCATCCTGTCCGCACGGAAAGACCTGCTGGTCGATGCCGACAAGATTGCTGAGATCGAGCGCCAGCAGGTTGATGCGGAAATCAACCGCCAGTCGGTGTCCATCGACAAGGATGTGAAAGACCACCACATCACCGCTGCCCAAGGCGAACTGCTCAAGACCAAGTTGCAGGAACTCAGCACCGCCGAGAAGGACGTGATTACCGCGCGCGAGAAGCAGCGCCTCGCTGACGAAGCCTTGCAGGTCCAGACCGCCGCGAACGACAACCAGCGTGATCTGCTCCAGACGGCCGAAAGCCTCGCCACCAACGCCCATGACCGCCGCGATGTTCAACTGCGCCTGCTCGACCTCGACAAGCAGGAGGAGCGCGCCAAGCTCGACGCGGTGATTGCTTCACGCGACAGCACCGAAGCTGAAAAGAAAATCGCCCGCGCTCGCCTCGCCCAACTCGACCAGATCTATTCCGGCCGGGCGGCGGTGGTCCGCGACCAGACGATGGGACCGCTCGAAAGCTACACCAAGAGCATTACCCTGTCGCAGCAGGACGTGCACGAGCGGGTTCAGCAATACACGGTCAACCAACTGGAACAGGTGCAGCAAGGGATCACCGACGCCCTCTCCAACGCGCTCGGCATCCGCGACCCGTTCCTCAAGTCGCTGATCGACCTGTTCATCCAGACCAACCTGATCCAGCCCCTCGCCATGGCCATGCAGAAGGCCAGCGAAGCGGGTGGGGGAGACGGGTTCTTCAATCTGTTCGGCGGGATCGGGCGCAAGTTATTCGGAGACGGGGTGTCGAAGGATACAGTTGCCCGCCTGACTCCCGACGCGTCGGCGATGATGGACGCGCACCCCGACCTGTTCGGCAGTGCTTCGCCCTCACTCACCGCCGCCCCGGCGCTGCAAGCCTCGGCCAGCGCACTGTCGTTAGCAGCAGCGCAACTCCAGGCGGCGGCGTCCAGCCTCGGATCGGGTGGGATGCTGGGCGGGGCCAGTTCGTTGGGCGCGGCTCTGTCTGCTCCACTCGGGTCCGACCCGCTGAACGATGTCATGTCAGCCCCGGTCACGCTGGGCGATGACCTCGGCGGGCTGAAAACTTCGCTGTCTCAGTTCACCAGCGGGCTCGATGTTTCCACGCAGGCGCTGACCAAGAATGTGCAAGGGCTGGGAAGTTTCGGCAACGGCTTGGTAAGCGTGCTGAGTTCGCTGTCCAGCGGCGGCGGTGGTGGCGGTTTCCTTGGCACGGTGCTCGGGGCGGTCAAGACGTTCGGCTCCATCGGAGGGTTTGGTGGCGCTGCACCATCCGCTCGGCTCGTGCCCAGCGTTAATGCTGCCTTCGCCGCGAACCCTGCAATCTTTGCGGCCGGCGGCAAGCTCGACGGATTTGCCATCGGCGGGCTTCCCGGTCTGGCCGGTGGGGATCGTCTTGCTAGCGGGATGATCCGTGGCCCCGGCACCGGAACCTCCGACGACATCCTCGCGCTGGTCAACGGCAAGCAGCCGATCCGCGTCTCCAATGACGAAGCGATCGTCAATGCCCGCGCGGTGCGGGAATACTGGCCGATCATCGACGCGATGAACAAGGGCACCTTCCGCCCGGACGCCATGCCCGCCTTCGCTACGGGCGGCGCGATCGAACCCAGCATGGGCACCCCCGCGCCCCGTATGGCCACCGCTATCCGCCAGATGCAGTTCGCCCCGCGCAACGACAACGGCTGGTCGGGCGATGCGCACTTCCACTTCCCGAATGTCACCAACGCCCGCGAGGCGCGCGAGAGCGGTGATCAGGCCGCCCGCGCCTTCCGCCGCCGTGTCAATGGACCTGTGAGGACCTGATGGCCCACCTTGCCGCCTACCTGCCCACCCAAGTCGAGGTCGGGGCGATCCGCGACGTGGACTGGGCCACCGACATCGTGAAGACCGATGGGGGATTTGAAGTCCGCAACGCGCGCTGGTCGGCTCCGCTGCGCCGGTTCGAGTTGAGTTTCCCCACCGCCAAACGGGCGGAAGACCCCACCTATCTCGCGGTCATCGCGCTCTATGAGGAAGCCCAAGGCTCGCTGCACAGCTTCAATTTCAGGAGTTGGGCGGATGGCGGCGAAGTCCTCAAGGTGCGCTTCGACAGCCCACTCAAGATCACCGGCGTCACCAAAGACCTCGACCACATCGAGACGCTCAACCTGGTCGAGGTGCGCGAATGAGGACCGCCCTCACCGCCCACCTTGCCGGGACCGCGCACACCCGCTGCACCATGCTGCGGCTCGATCTGGTGGACGGCACCACGCTGGCGATCACCGACCACGACCGCGACCTCTCATTCGATCTCGGCGACGGGGCCGTGACCTATTCGGCGGGAACCGGCATTCTGCCCTCGGACCTTGCCCTTGCGGTGGGATTTGAAGGCTCGGACATCGAGGTCGAAGGCCCGATTGCCTCTGTCGTGACCCGCGCGGCGGTACTCGGCGGGCGCTATGACGACGCCGAGGCCCGGCTGTTCCAAGTTAATTGGACCGATCCGACCGAAGCCCTCAAGCTCTTGAAAGGCCGGGTGGTTCTCGCCGAGATCATGGGCGGCAAGTTCAAGTTTACCATCCAAGGCGACGTGACCCGCTTTGCCCAGACCGTGGGCCGGGTGATCAGTGCCTATTGCGATGCCGATTTTGGGGATGCGCGGTGCGGGTTCACCCCGGCCACGCTGGCGGCCACCGTTGCCAGCGTCAGCGACAGCCGCACCTTCACCGTCACGTTCTCGGGCTCCTATGCCGACGATTTCTGGAACCGGGGGACGGTTGCGTTCACCTCGGGGGCTCTGCTCGGGTGCCGCCCGGTCGAGATCAACGACTGGGCTGCCACCGGGGCCGTCGAACTGTGGACCGATCTGCCCGAACCCCCGGCGGTGGGTGATACCCTCACCCTCACGCAGGGCTGCGGCAAGACCCGCACCGACTGCCTCGCCTATAACAATGTCATAAACTTTCGCGGGTTTCCTGATGTTCCGGGCTCCGATCAGGTGCTCAAGTGGGGGGTGCCCGGTGGCTGATATCTCGCAAATTCAGGAGCTTGCCATCCAGCGTAAAGGCTGGGTTCAATACATCTACTTCGCGTGGATCGACGGCAAGTGGACGGACCTCGCCCCGTTCGGGAACCGGCTTCCGGGATGATCGGCGCTCAGGTGGCGGCCCTCGCCGAACAATGGCTCGATGTGCCCTTCCACTGGCAAGGCACTGTCCGCGCTGGTTGCGATTGCAAGGGGCTGATCGTCGGGATTGCCCGCGAACTCGGCCGTCCTGAAGCCGACAGCCTCGAAGCCCTGCGCGGCGACTACGGCGGCAAGGTGCCGGTCCACGACCTCAAGCTGGGGCTGGCCCGCTTGTTCGACCGGGTAAGCGAGCGTCAGCCCGGCGACGTGCTGCTGCTCCGGCTCGGG